CAATACTTGCTAAGTTAGTGTCAGCTTTTAAAACCACCTCTCCAGTAGACATTCCTTTTGCAATGTCACTAATTGCATTTTTGTTTTCAGCAAGAATGTCTTTTAAAGTTGTTCCTTTTGGAGCATCTTTTTTAAACAATTTAGCAACAGCAATTCCTTGCTTTTCAACAGCTAATAAAACTTTCTCAAGCTTAGCAGCTTGTTCTTTGTTGATTTCAGCAAGAGCTTCAGATAATTCCTTAGCAGTAGCTCCATTTTCTTCAAGCTCTTTAATATAAGCAACGTTATTTTCGTTGATTTCATTATAAACTTTGGCGATTTCCTCAGCCGTCATTGAGTCAAACTGCTCTTTGCTAATTTCTTTTTTAGCAAGATACTGGTTGACCGTTAGCATTTCTTTTTTCATCTTTTTTTAAGATTAGTTAAACAATAATTTTTAATATTCGAGTGTTATAAATAACGGCTCTATTTTAATTAGTGTCTAAATTGACGGCTAATTTGACTACAATAATAGTTAATTTAAACTATAAAAGGGTTATGTTTTGATACTTTTTCTTTAAATTCTTCAATTTCTTCTTCAGCCGTTTCTGGCAATTCTTTAGCGTTTACCATTGGAGTCGCATGATTACTCCCTCTCAAAACCATTGAGCCTTCTTCATGGATTCTTGCCTCTTTAACTACCCACATATAACCTCTCTCGTCAGCAACCTCTTTGTTGGCTACTTGATTGTAATATTTATTCCAAACAGACTTCTCTTCTTTGAAGTCTTCTTCATCACTATTAACAGCAAGCTCAATTTTAACATAAGACATTCTAATACTATGCTCAATGTCAATTTTGTTTTCAATTATATGCTTAGCCTCTGAGTGTCTAATTTTATCTTTGTTGACCTCAAAGACTAAGGCTTGAGTTTCTCCTTCGTAATCAAGCCCGAGATCCTTCCAAGAAGAAGTCATTAGTCTCATGTTTACATCTTTAGGGTAGGCAATTACTGAGCCTACGCTCATGCTGTGGTCAGACAAGAAATAGATTTTCCCTTGCTGCTCCTTAACACTTTTAGACCAAATACCGTTAATATGCAAATCATTATGCGAGTCAAGTATTTTAGTAGTATTTATAACGTGAAGAGAATGTCCTTCTTTTACGTTTATACTTTTGGCAACTCCTTCTTCTATGACTTCCATAGGAGCAATTGCTGTTGTAGCTACTGAAAATTTAACAGATTTTTTTGAGTCTGTAATTATACCTTGATGCTTTTTTAAAGCTCTGTATAACTCTCGCTTTGTGGCAAAAGTTCTGTTGGGAAATTCTATGGATTTAATCATTTGTTTACGATTTGCTTTTCTTTAATTGGCTTTTGAGCCTTAATTTTCTTTATTTCTGACTTATTTAGGACTTTTTTCATCTTCTTTGTTGTTTGATTTGCCAAGCATTTCTTCTCCTTTGTCTATAGTGTCAAGGCCAATTAAGTCTCGACTCTCGTTAATAGTTACGGCCTCCATAACTCTCGCAGCTACATTTGTTGGTAAATTGTTTAATCTGTTCGCAACTTCATTTGTAGTAAGTTTTAAAACCTCAATTCTCGTTGTATCAACAACAATAGTTTCTTCAACTCCTAAGATGTCAGAAAGCCAAGGACCAAGCTTCTCGTTTACCTTTTCGTCTAAAGGAATATAAGCGTCAGTATAAGCATCTCTCTTGCTTTCAAGTACGTTGTTGTACGTAGAGTTTGCGACATCGTTATATAAAATAGAAGAAGTTTTGTAGCTGGCGCTAATCATTCTAAGATTATCAATGTTTCCTTCTAATAATTGTAGATCCTGGGGGCTCATTCCTAATTGCAAGTAACTTAAGTTCCCAGTGGAAACTCTAACCCCGTTAGCTCTGTCGGCTCCTCCAATTTCGTCATTAAATGAGTCTTGAAGGTCGTTTCTTTCTTTAGGTAGTAAAGGAGTGTCAGATTTGTTTGTTAAAATACCAGCATAACCTTTATTCTTCCATATAGCAGCTCTTGCTGTGAACAAATCGTCTGAAGCTGAGACAACAGACCATAACGCCCTTAAAGGGGAAAGACCCCAAAACTTCATCTCTCTCTCAGTCTCCAAACTATTTGATAATTTAATATGAAGAATGTCTTCAACGTCATATTTAATTCTTTTTCCTACATTATCTATGTATCTATAGCCAGAAAGCTCTCCTTGACTGTCAATAAGAATAGTCATTTTTGAGGAGTCTAATACTTCTAACTCATTGCCAGCTCCAACTCCGGTAGTGTTTAAAATAAAACCGTTTCCAGATAAAGACAAATATTCATTTAATTGTTGTCTGAATTCTGTTTCACTCTGGTAGCTATTAGGCCTCTTTAAAAGTCTTTCAATCTCAGAGTTTTCTATTACTTCTCCGTTTGCGTCTCTGTATTCTCTGGGTAATCCTGCAGCATTAGAAGAGACTTTGTTAACAACCATATAGACTAAGCCGTTTCTACTATATGCGTCAATATATTTCTTTGTGCTTCCGTGGTCAGAATTCCTAAAATGTAAAAAATCGTAAATGTCAGAAAGTACGCTTGCAGAGTAAGTGTCTCTTAATACGTGAGAAGACCCGTAACGGTGCTTCGTTGTTCCTAAGTTGTAAACTCCGTATTTTATAATGTCTTTTAGTACTCCCATAATCTTAATATATTGTTAAGCTATACCTTGTAGCATCACTCAAATGATTGTATTTGTCAATAGGTACAACTTTGCGCTCTCCTAATAAATTTATCTTAAAAACATAATGATAATGATTAAGCTCATAAATCAAATTTTTGCTTTCTTGATGTACAAATATATTCATACTTTTCATCTTTTGCAAACCTCCCTCAATACTTCCTGGACCTTTTTTGCACGGTATGACATAAATCCCAAGCTTAGCAAGCTCTTTTATGTTACTTTTTGCAGCACTATCTGCGACAACATAAATTTCTCCTTGCCTTTCATCTCCAATTGCAACATTAATTGACTCAGCCAATTCTTGGTTGCTCATGTCTGACTTATAAACGTGTTCTTTTATGTAGGCCGTATCTCCATAGACTCTCGTTTCAACTAAGGCGTTAGGGTCTACTTGACCAAAATCGAGGCCAAAAAGAACATAATCTGGCTCAGCTTCCGGCCATTCTTTGAACTTCTCCCAATGTTCTAAAACTAAATTGTCAATACTATTCTTGAAGCCTCCAAGTATTGTGTATTTATAATAAGCGTGTTTCTTTTGTTCGTGTTGTGTATGAGTTCCAGAAGGATCTGCTTCAACCTTCTCATAAATTACTCTTGCTTCTTCGTATTCGTTGTAGATGTTCTTAGGGATAAACTGCTTAGGAACATCTCGATAGTTAGTGTAAATGTATAAAACCCCGTCTTTTATTCCGTTAAAGTTTCCTTTTACGCCTCTACTTTTAAAATATTTTTCATAAAGAAAATGGCTTACGTCTGGAGCGTTAAAAACTAAAACGGTTAAAGGCTCAATATCAATTGACCTAATTGAAAGCCTAATCTTATCAAGTTCAGCTTCACTTTTTAACTCTTCAGCTTCTTCTATTAATAAGCAAGAAAGGTCTTTTAATGATTTTAAGTTAGCCGTATTACTTCCAGAGCTGGCTTGAATTCCTTTGAAAATTACCTTGCTTTTATTTACTCTGCTCGTAATTATATCCTTATTCATGGAATAATTAGGCATATAATTTAAGATTTCAAGCTTCTCTTTAAATTCTTCAACTATTGAGTCTCTGGCGCTGGTCATTGTTTGCCTCAAAGACAAGATCCTATGATTATTCTCAGCCATTCCAACAGCAGCAGCTAAACTTGTCGTATGAGATTTAGAACTAAAACGCCCTCCATTAACTATAACGGTATGAATACCCGGAAGCTCTCCCTTGAACGCCTTAAATAATGGCTTATATCTGTCTGAAATTCTTAAAGCCTCCAACTATTCTTTTATTATTTTGGGTTTGTGGCAAATGATTATTTTCTTAATTCCGGGCGTATTGTTAACATATATAATTTGATAAACTTTTTTACCCTTATAAACGAATGTAAAATAAATGT